AACAAGACGTACACGGAGATCATGAAGAATTTGGCTCAGAATCAGCGGCTGTACCTTATCATTGCGTCCACGGATTACATTTATGGGACAAATTACCAATTCTGCCACGGGTATTTAGGCAAGGATTTGAGCGACATCAGCCAGGAAAAAATCATTCAGGCGCTGGGGCGCATCGGGCGCAACAAGCTGCAGCAGGAGTACAGCATCCGGTTCCGCGACGACGCGCACTTGCTGAAGATTTTTCAGGCGTCGCCGGTGACCAAACCGGAGGTGGTGAACATGGCGCGCTTGATGAGTTCGTGAGGACCTAATCCACGATTGTGAATGCAGCTCCGGATGCAATTAACTGCCGCATGTGCTGCTCAAATTGTTCTTCCGTCATGGGAGGCGGCGAAGCGGTCCTCAAATGACTAACCTCCCGAGGGTAAATTTCATAATGCGCCTCGTCGTTGTTCCATTGGCCCACGATTTGTTTGGTTGCAGGGTCGTGCAGCGTGGAAAAGGGCTCATTCGGCAGTTTGCAAATCAAATATTTCGCGCCGTTGATTTCAAGGGGGTGGAACTGGATGTCGGATTCCATTATTGTTGACGATGTGCAATGTTGTGTTGTGTTGTGTTGTGTTGTGAAATGAATTCAATTTTTTATATTTATATTGTGGATTACAATATAAAAATTCAATGCATGCAAATTACATAGTCATGAACACCAACGAACTTCGCAAATTCCAATGCAACAAGTGTCAAAAATCCAAGCACATGTTGAAGAAAGTGTGGGATCAACAACACCATGGGTTTGCTTGCGAAGAGTGTTGGATCGCCATTGAAGAACAAAACCAATCGCGATACAAGAGAAACATCTGTGTGATTGGATAATGCAATTGCGTGCAAAAATGCAAACAGATATGTGTGTTACAATGTATATTGTATTGCACCCATCGCGCATTATATCATTTAATTGATGAATGCATCACATGTGGTCTGGAGGCCACCGTATCCGTCCGAAAATTTGAAAACGCCGCGGGCAAAAACATATAGCACCACAAATCCATATGCGGCACGAGAACAACAACCGGTGCAATCAATGCAGCAATCAATGCAGCAATCAATGCAGCAAACACATCAAGTCAATGCTTTTCAAGAATTCCCTCATTCAAAACGAGAGAATAGCAGCGACAAAATATATGAGAGGGGCCTCACTCCTCAAGTGGGCATGAACCCTTTCCTTCAAGGCAATTATTTGCAGGATTTAGACACACAGAACGAATTTTTGAAACCTATAAATAGCAACGGGGCGGGCTTACCAAAATCCAATTAGGGTCCGGACAAATGAATTGTCCGGATAAGATCAGATGTCATTCCAAAAAATGTATGAAACTGGAAAAAATTGAATTACTTTTTGGACATGTGTTATTATGGTTAGACCTAGGTCATTCATTCCAAGCTTCAAACCTTTCAAATCATTATTGATTACAAAAAAATAATGAAACAACTACAACTTACTCATCGCAACCTTCGTATCGTCGCCGAATCTCCCAAAATGATCCGCGCCTACTTAATCGGCACACAACGTGCTCACGATGCCCTTGCAGAAAATGACGCGATTCCGGAACAAGTGCGTCGGAAGCACACAAAGCCCATCGTGGATCTCATGAACGACATTGAGACCCATCGCAAAATGGTGGTTCGCATGATTCAGGTTCAGCACGCGCAAATCAACAAGTACTGGCAAAGCATTCGTGATGCGCGCAAAACTGTGAGACGTGGCACACCTGCTTCACTTGAAGCCATCACGGTGGAAACAATGATTCAAATGGCGTTGCGCGTCATTGTTGATCTGAAAGACGCCATTCCATCCCTCATTGAGCCACTCGTGACGCGAATCAACAGCAATCTTCGCAAACTGCAGCAACGCATGCTGTTGTTCAAGCAGGTTCTCACATTGCCAATGCCAGAACAAAATGCAACAATCTAAAAAACAACAAAACAAAACAAAACAAAACAAAACAAAACAAAAAAAACTTTTTTTATCTTATCGTCGGTGAGTGTTGCTATGCCTTTTGCGCCGGTTGCTATGCATTTTGCGCCGGTTGCTATGCCTTTTGCTGCCGCCCTGCATTTGTCGCCTCCTTTCACGACTTTGTCGCCGCCTTTCACGACTTTGTCGCCTCCTAGCAGCAGAAGCAGCAGAAGCAGCAGCAGCAGCAGCAGCAGCAGCAGCAGCAGCAGCAGCAGCAGCAGCAGCAGCAGCAGCAGCATTGGCCTCTCTGAACTCTGCCTCACGGATGTATTCTCCTACACTGGCAATGAAATCAAAGTAATACGGCGTATTGGGAATAATGTTTTGTTTGCGTGCCTCCGATTGAATGAACGCATCATTTTCAACATCAGTTGGATTCTTCATGTTTTCCAGCACGTACATGCCATCTGGATTTATCATTACTGCGGTTTTATATGCTTTCAACTTAGGATCCACGGGGGGTCTATTCATAATGTCGGATATATAATCACGAGTGGGTGGATATATATTATATTGCATAAAATAAATGAAATAATTAAAATGATTGTTTTGAAAAATAATATAAACCCACGCACGCAATACATTGTAAGCAAATGAATAACGTGGAGCAAGACATGCGCGTGATCAAGCGCAATGGTGAACACGAGGTCATCGCCTTTGACAAGATACTGGCCCGCATTCGGAACATGGGTAAGCAATCCGGCATTTCCTCGGTGAATTACACCGCCCTCGCCATGAAGGTCATTGACCAGCTGCACGACGGCATTCCCACGACAAAAATAGACGAGCTCACTGCCGAACAGTGCGCCACCATGGCCACGCAGCACCCCGACTACGGCACCCTGGCTGGTTATATCATCGTGTCCAACCACCACAAAACCACGCCGCCCACATTTTACGAGGCCATGCGCCAGTTGCACGAGTTCAGGGACGTGCGCGACCAGCCGTCGCCCCTGATCAGCGACGAGTTCTGGGCCGTCGTTTGCACACATCATGCCGAGCTGGATGCCATGATTGACGTGTCGCGCGACTTTCTCATTGATTACTTCGGGTTCAAGACGCTGGAGCGCTCGTACTTGATGCAGACCAACGGCGCCACGGTGGAGCGGCCGCAGTACATGTGGATGCGTGTATCAGTGGGGATCCACGGGTCTGATTTATGCAAGGTGCGGGCCACGTACGACTTGATGTCGCAGAAGTACTTCACGCACGCCACGCCCACGCTGTTCAACGCGGGGACGCCGAGGCCGCAGCTGAGCAGCTGCTACTTGATTGCCATGGAGAGCGACAGCATTGACGGCATTTTCAACACGCTGAAGGAGTGCGCCAACATTTCCAAGCACGCGGGTGGAATCGGGGTGCACATTCACAACATTCGGGCGACGGGGAGTCACATTCGCGGGACGAACGGCGTGTCAAATGGTCTGGTGCCCATGTTGCGCGTATTCAACAACACGGCGCGCTACATTGACCAGGGCGGCAAGCGCAACGGCACCATTGCAGTGTATTTGGAGCCGTGGCACGCGGACATTGCGCACTTCCTGGAGATGAAGATGAACCACGGGGACGAGGACGCCAAGGGGCGCGACCTGTTTTATGCGATGTGGGTGCCGGACCTCTTCATGTCCCGCGTGAAGGCCAATGCGGAGTGGAGCCTGTTTTGCCCGGACGAGTGTCCCGGTTTGTCGGACGTGTACGGCGACGAGTTTGACGCGTTGTATGCTAAATGCGAAGCGGAAGGGCGGCATCGGAGCAAAGTGAAGGCGCGCGACTTGTGGTTCCGCATCCTGGACAGCCAAATGGAGACGGGCACGCCGTACCTGTGCTACAAGGACGCCGTGAACCGGAAGACGAACCAGAAGAACCTGGGCATCATTCGGTCGTCCAACCTGTGTTCCGAAATCATGGAGTACTCGGACGACCGGGAGACGGCGGTGTGCAACTTGGCCAGCATTGCGCTGAACCGGTTCATAACGGGGAACCAAGGTTCCCCGTACCCCTCCTTCACGAGGAACCAACCGCACACAACGTCTCGGGACGAGACGTGCTTTGGCACCTCATCTAAGCTGCCCCCTCCTTCCTCCAATGAAGAAGATGGGTGCGAGGGGGTGCGGGGGGCGCTTGCCGCCCCCCGGTTTAACTTTGACAAGCTGCACGAAGTCACGCGCATCGTGACCGAGAACCTGAACCGCGTGATTGACGTGAATTATTACCCCACGCCGAAGACGCGCGTGAGCAACATGGCACACCGGCCGATTGGCATCGGCATCCAAGGGCTGGCCGACACGTTCATGCTGCTGGATCTGGCTTTTAGCAGCGACGAGGCGCGCCTTCTAAATAAGCGCATTTTTGAGACCATGTATCACGCCGCGCTGACGGCGTCATGCGATTTGGCTGAGCAGCACGGGCCGTATAGCACGTTCGCGGGGTCGCCCGCGTCGCAGGGCATCCTGCAGTACGACATGTGGGGCGTGGAGCCAGAGGCTGGACGGTACGACTGGGCTGCCTTGAAGGCGCGCATCGTGAAGCACGGACTACGGAACTCGCTGCTTTTGGCGCCGATGCCCACCGCCAGCACGTCGCAAATCCTCGGCAACACGGAGTGCTTTGAACCGATTTCCAGTAACATTTACACGCGGCGCACCCTGGCGGGCGAGTTCATTCTGGTGAACCGGCACTTGATTGCGGATTTGCAGGCGGCGGGCCTGTGGAACGAGGGCGTCAAAAACAACATTGTGGCGAACAAGGGCAGCGTGCAGCACATCGGCGGCCTGAGCGAGCATTTGAAACGCAAGTACTGCACGGTGTGGGAGATCCCGATGAAGCACGTCATTGACATGGCGGCGGACCGGGGCGCGTTCATTTGCCAGAGCCAGAGCATGAACCTGTGGATGGAGGACCCGAACTACGCGGCGCTCACGTCCATGCACTTTTACGCGTGGACCAAGGGGCTCAAAACGGGCATGTACTACTTGAGGCGCAAGGCGCGCCATCAGCCGCAGCAGTTCACCATTGAGCCCGAGTCCAAAAAGGGAGAAAAAGAAGGAGAGCAAATAGACGAGGGATGCACGATGTGTTCGGCTTAGATGCATGCATTTCTTAAAAATGGTTTTTTTTTGATTTATTTCATAAACAAAAAATGACATATCATTTGGTATCAAACATTATAGTGCCTACATTTGATCTGCAATATGGACGTGAAACAATTGGGTTGCTAAATGCATGGCAGGAGAAACGTCTTTACGTGGGACCACCACCCAGCTCCACACCACCCAGATCCACACCACCCAGATCCACACCACATTGCAGTAACTGCGGTGGAAATGGATGCATTGTCAAAAGGGTGGAAAAAGTCGTCGTCGTCGTCGCATTTCAACCACACGCCGTTGCAACAAATGAATCAAACCAAATAATATCTAAGAAAATGGATGAACCATTTTTGCCTTCATTTTTTAATTTGAATTTTATTGGCACAGCACATTCCACACCCCGGTAGAGGGTTTATGTTTAGCACAAGCAACAAAAGTATCAACCCATCAAAAATAAATATAAAATGAATGACTTTTTATATTTTAACTATCATAAGTATCATCTAAGAAAAATGGATGAACCATTTTTACCAAGATCAACGCAACCAATACATCCAACCCAACCAAATCAGCGATTACCACCTGAATTTTTGATGCCAGTACCATTGTGTGAATTAATATGTGATAAAATGTACTACATTTGCAGCAAATGCATGTGTTGCTTTTATTTTGAGCCAATTTGAACACGTGACATGTGGATTATTTCGCATTAAGCCTTTCGTTCATTGAATTCGCGAACATCATCACCATCATTGTTGCGATTTTTCTTCTAGTAGGTTGTCGAGCTTGCAACACACATTGTACACGGGTCCGTATCTGTAACCATCCACCAAAGCAGTCACTTGTTCGAAGTAGTTGAGTAAGTTACAACCCTTGCTCAACCAGCAAATGGCACAATGCTTGTCACGGTATAGCTTCATGTCTTCCTCATTGAAGAGGTGCAGTTTATTTAATACGTTGGCTATAAATTTTGCACAATCAAACGGTGATTCAGTGTATCTATTTACATTGTCATCAAGGCAAGTCTCTTTTATCCACAATTTGTAGTCGGTGTTTGCATATTGGACGTTTTTAGCCCAATTAATAATTTCTGGCAATAATGACAACCGTTTGGAATCCAATGGTCTATTAATTGGCTTGATGCATATGGCTCCTTCCGTGTAGAATTTAACGCGTTCTTCCAATGGATACAATTTAACACCGCCTGCGTACGTCATCCCCCGCATCTCATATGTTTTGTTTAATTCCAACACATTTGGAATGTTGCCCATCATGATGACAATTCCAATGTGTGAAAAGTATGAGTTAGTAAATATTTTGTGATGTGATTGGAGAGATTTAAACAACACCAAATCACCCGTTTTAAACAAATTGCCTGTTTTGAATTGGGTTGGTGTGATAATCCTACACTTGTACTTAATGTCAGTCATGTAATGATACCAGAAACGATACACAATGAATGATAATATTATGACAACAATGACCATCGTAAAGTGATATACGTCCATTATGATGCAATTTATTAATAATGCATTATATTATTAAATACTCGCACAGTATGTTTAATCATGTTAACTTAAAAAAAATACCAGGTTATTTTTTGTCTAAAAAACATGGTATGCACCATTTGAATTACAATGAATTTAATCACGTTCATGCATCGGGGGTTGAATCTAGCGCGGTGTCTGGATATTCACATGACTCGCTTGCACAATGTGAATTGTTACATTTGTTATCAATGTATAACAATATTTCTACTGAAAATATTATTGTGACCAATGGTGGTGACAACGCAATCCGATTAATAACTGATTCTTACATTACCCACAATAATAATGCATTTATATTTACCCCCACGTATGGACATTACGATAAGCTGTGCAAATTGAGATCTGCCAACATCCACAACATTCAAACGGGGGTTCATCCAATCGTTGGTAAAGAAGAATTGTTCGTGCCGTATCATGATGTATTAATCAAATCGTGTTATGAGTTTCCGGCCATTGTGTTTATGTGTCATCCAAACAATCCAACTGGTGTGATGTGGCACAAATCGGAATTAATGGCAGTGTTGGAAAAATACCCGGAAGTTATATTTGTGGTTGATGAAACTTACATTGATTACAGTTTATTGGCTGAAAATCATGACCAATCACACGCGTCATTAATAAATTACAAGAACTTGTTCATCGTCCGGTCGTTTTCCAAGGCCTTTGGATTGGCAGGCATGCGACTGGGATATGTCATCAGTCATTCAGACAACATAGACCAAATGAGGCAGGTGTTTAATCACAAGGATGTCACAGAAGCGGCCAAGACATGGGGTGTTGGAGTTTTAAAGAATTTGTCTTATTACGCGAACATAGCAAAAAACGTCGTTGCGTCGGCGAATGAATTGTGTGCCAATCTTGACAATTTGAACATCCTGCATTGCTATTCCGGTGCAAATTTTGTGTCTGTGTATGTGGGCAGCAAATTAAATGACTTTGATAACGCGGCGATTGAACGTGGGGTTGTGTTCAGAAACATATCAGATAGAGAAGAATTGTGTGGTTGGATGCGCATTTCCATTGGTGACGACCAACAAATGAATTTAGTGCATGACGTTTTGATGAATAATGTTGATTTGTTTGATTGCAACTTGTCAATTGCGCACATTTCCACAGATAAATTGACAATGTCTCATCTAAAATGGTTGGCATTCAATCTCATTGATTTATTGGATTTGACGGGGATTAAATACTGGGCGTCTGATGGCATGTTGCTTGGCACCGTTAGGCATGGAGGCATCATTCCATGGGACGACGATATAGATTTTTCTATTTTGGAAGAGGATGAGAAACAATTGGAAACACATTTTCCCGCATGGCGTAAATTGGGGTTTGTGTTTAAACGCAATGCATTGGACACTCATTGGAAAATATATCATGAAACAATCAAGTCCACTGCGTTGGCGGACATATTCACGTTCAAATTGGTTGATGGTGTTTACACAAACACGGATTCCAGGTTTGTGTCGGCTTCAACAAATGCCGATGTGAATATCGCAATCAAAAGCGACGACATGTTTCCGTTGGTTAAATTGGATTTTTATCACAAAAAAATTCCTGTGCCGGCGAATTATTTAAATGTGTTGAATGTTGCTATGCCTGGTTGGCAAACTGAGTTTCGCATCAGACATTTTGGCAAAGTTCTGACGTTCAAAAATTTAAGCATAGATCGTGGTTAGACCCCGAGTGGGGCGGGCGGGGGGGGGGGGGGGGGTTGG